GCCTTCCCATCCAAACCAAAAAGCATAAATTTCTCTATCTGAGGGTATATACATCGGAATGCACACCCCCTTTTCCATGTTGTCTGCGTACAGACGTTTCAAATCATCTCTGATCCAGTGCCTATGGGGTGTTAGCCATGCTAACAAAAGTAGTGAAACTCTCTTGCTCCACAACCCAACTGGATCAACATCATCAATATCCCGCACATAAGAGGCCATCAATCTATCAAGGTTAAAATCATGAGCCCAGCCAAAGCTAGTCTTTTTGAAAATACCACCAATAAATTTAAGCCCCTCAAGGGATTCCTGCACCTTACACTCATCTGTCTTGAAGATCATTCCAAATTTAGCGTACATGTTCTCTAAGTAGAGTGGTACGGTTTTTGCTTTTGCAAGCATCCACTCCGCATAAATTTTGGAGACCCCAACAAGGGAGTCGTCTCCATAAAGTTTCAGGGCTCTAAACTGATTCAAGTTATATATGGTGACATCTAGTTGCATCTCAGTAAGGAATAAAACTCCCTCATAACACCATATAAACTCATGCCAAATTGTATTGTCATAGGACGTGGAATCTTGTCCACTCTTATTCCCATGATCCAAAAATACCAATTGTCCACTTGGCAAGTAGACAAATGACTTTGCTTTGTTCTTTATTTGGTACACTAAGCGTAGAAAGTTATCATATGTACGATGGACTGGTTTCAAGCATGCCCACCTAAAGTATAAACAAACTACAAATGCAATTCTAAGCATCCGAGAGTCCCACTTCTTTAAATCACCTTCTATCTTTAAATGCCAATTTTCAAAATAATCTCCAAGTTTAGAGAAGCCACCATGTGTTCGGTCAAAACCAATAGCACTCCATCCACTGAGATCCTCTGTCATCTTATCATTTATTCCTTGGTTCATTCGTGCTCCACACATCCGGTGGTTACCATCAGGAAATATAAATGTTCTACAATTTCTAACACCCTCCACTGGTTTCACCTTTTTAATAGGAAGAATTTCCTCCTTACCAGCGGTCTTGTAATACACAGGCACATTCCGAATATGGGCCTCGTTCCATGTTCTATTGATTTCTTCACGTTCCTCCAACAATACACTTCCAAATGTTCTATGAGCATATTCAAAATTTGGCCCAGGGGACGATGATGGTTTAACAACCACGTCGACAAACTCCTTTATATCACATGCACCAATCATACTTTCGTGTAATTGATACAGTAACCTTAGAGCTTGCCCACAAGTAGCTGAATCCAAATCAGTCTCCCCAGGCTCATCGAATCGCATAGTTGCCTCATTAACATCTGCCATTGTTGGAAACATAAAATCATACTGATAGTAATCATAAGTGTGTTCCTTCATGAACTGATAATGATACTTTATCCTCCCTTCATCTCTGCTTGGGAGGCCAACTTTATCTCTAAAACCCACACAAAGTATCGTTTTCATGTGGGTAGGTTTCAAACATACACCAGGAAGGGTTGGAACCTTCCTGATGTAATCAAATTGTTCATTCATATAGATTGGGGTTTTTCGCCCCCGGACACTACGTCCTTCACCTCGTCCTTGGGTGACGAATCGGTGGGCGTCTTCATTGACCCACCCATCGACACCTGAAACTTCATTTTGTCCTCGTTTGAAAGGCCCAAGTACAATTGCTTTGCCGCCCCACTCAAGGAGTTCCATACTGATGGATCCAGAAAGAGGTTGGATTTGAACCTCTTCGGCGGAATCTGGACTCCAAGTGATTGAAAAGCCTCCTGTGCCATCTTATTTATTTGAGATCCTTGCTTACGAATCTGATCATTTTTAGGAGGAACAAATGCAACAACCGGTGTTACACCTTCCTCCTTGATTTTTAATAAGGCTTTCTGAGCATCCATATTCACTTGGGCCCTAGAAATGGGAGCAGCTTCTCCTGTTTGCTTCTTTCTCCATTCTTTTTGTCTACGCCCACCATCATTTTGTTTTGCTTGGGCATCAAAGACAACCTTCTTTGGACCTTCGTTTTGTTGTTTGTATCCAGGAATCTTTGCTCGTATTCTTTCACGATCAGCTTTTTCTTGTTCATCCTCAAGATACTCTTCATCATGAACAACATCTTCTTGCGTGTCTTCTTCAGGATAGGTTGAAAGAAGAGAATCATTGTAATCTTTAAACAACTCTTGTTCAACCTCACTCACATATGTCCACAAATCATAACGCACCTTTGCATCATCAAGATCATCCATTGTATAACCATGATTAGTCAGAAATTCCTCTCTAACATCATTGTAGTCAACAACAAACATTCCTCGACCAATTTTATGTGTACCAGAGTGTGTGGCTTGTGCCGCATATTTTTTATAGCGTCCCCGCCCCTTCTTTGTTTTTCCTTTCAATTCATCATCGGGGTTTGGTTCTACACTCATATCCAACTGTTTGACATAAGCTATATCTTCCATAGCTTTTTGTTCAAGACCTTTTGCGGCATCCAGCTTTGCTCTTATGAAGGGTTGATCCTCCGCAGCAACACCAGGTACAATATTGTTAATTATTGCAGTAGTTTCCTTTCTGGGAGTTCTGAATACCTTTATATCCTCAATTGAGAACAATCTAAACTCATTAGGGTTTCCCCCATGAATCTGAATTCCCTCAATATTTCGTGACATTGCCTCTCCAGCAACATGTATAACAGGACTTCCACTCATTCCAGAATTTGTTGATACCCAATGGTCGGCCCACGTTTGCTTCGTGGTCTTCCTAACCCAGGGGCCCATTGCAGATACCTTGCCCAATATTTCATTAAAGGGATTGGTTTCAGGTATACCAGTCACTAAACACTTACCACCATCTTCGGGGTTAGCATAAAATTTGCCACCAGCAACACCTTCCAA